GAACACGTATTATCTTTAAACATAGCTTCTATTTTCTTCAAAGTTCTCTCACTCCATATTTTTATAATTCCTTCATTATTATTGCCGCATACATGATGACCTCTTATATTGCCTAATTTATCTATTAGCGCTGATCCACACATACCTGAAATACTAACAGGATAGCTAATGGTTTGTCCCGCTGTCATAGCATACGTTTTAGTACCGGCTTGATATTTTACCATGTGTTTTGTGACACTACTATTAATCCTATTATACAACGGTAACTCAAGAGTAGGATTGATCACAAACATGACGTCTCCACCTTTTATATTAACTTCTGCTTCATTTACATTAAATTTAAATTTTTTAATAGGTGTAATTGGAAATCTATCACATTTCAATATACATAAATCCTCTTCTGGTAGTCGCGTCTCTATTTTACAAATTAAATTGTTAAACATAATATTATCCTTTTCTAAATCAGTAAAAGTCTTGTATATATTTAAGACGGGATTTTCTCCTACTAAATGGTCGTTTAATAATATTGTATTACCACTTATAATACAATGAGCTACATGCTCTACTTCTATCCCATCTATTTGCGACATACATTTGACAACAAATGTGTGTTCCTTAATACGTCCCTGAATTGGATCTAAATTAACACCATTTTTATCTTGCACTTCATATAACTCTTCCTGTATACTCATTGTGTCATTCCTAAAAAACCAATATAAACCTACAGAGAAGATTAATCCTACTAAAGCTACAACAAGATTTCCACTCGTTATATGCTCAAAAGTCATAGCCAAAAAACTTTTACACTTATCTACTAAAAACCTAAATACAGTTTCAGTGCTTAAATAAACATTATTAAGTATGGTTTTAACCGAATCCGCATAAAATTCACACTTATTCTTAAAAGAAAAACCATCGTATGAAGTTTCACAACTTTTATTATCATCTATAGTCAACTCTCCAGCATTAAAAGAAAACCTTTTCGGTGGTGAATACATTTGCGCTTCAAAATATTCCTCAATATTCTCATTCACTTTATTAAGCATTCCTTCTAATCTCTGTTTACTCGTTGTATTTTGTAAAGAATATTTTTTGTTCATCTCTAAAGCATATTTTATTATAGAATACACCCATACAACAATCTTGTCCTCATCTTCTTCATTATGAAACTCACCTTGACACGCTAACGGCATACGGCAATTTTTCATACTATCAATAAACTGAATCTTCCACGTACCATCTTTCTTAAAATCATACTTCCTATAATTGAGATCATACCTCTCTGTAGATTTAAATTGTATTAAATGTATTCTTCTAAATAAAGCCTCAGGTGTAGAAATACAATCGCGATCTGTAAAAGCCTGTAAATTTGACAGATTATTAGTTGTTCCAAGAATTAACTCTGAATTAAAGAACTTTGTATTTTTCTTTTCTGCAGTTGCACAATCAAGAGGGACTTTTACGGGTGACACAAAATTTATAATAGATCTCCATTGAGAAGTTCCTTGCTGTCCTATATCATCAACAACCATTACATCTTGATTCTCATAATCATCATAAAAATCTTTAGCACATTCAATAGATGGAAAAATATGTGTATATACAGATTTATTATCCTCCTTCATTAATTCAACTAATTTGTTCATCATTGTCGATTTTCCACTTCCTGCTATTCCTTCAAACATAAAACAAACAGGTTCTACTTTTGAGCTAATTGTAAAAGTTTTAGCATACTTGACTATATTAAATTTAAACGCATTAACTATCTCCTTCATATGCTTAAATTCTGGATTACATAAAAATTTTAAAAAATCAGGATTATTCAATTTTCCTTCTACCTGCAATACTTCTTCCCTAAATTTAATATTCTGCATTATATCTGGTTTCTTATAATATCTAGTATACAATTCACTAACTGTATCTGCTGTTTCCAAGTGTACTATAAACGAAAAGTTTTCTTCCAAGAATTGTTTAATAGACATTAATGTTTCATTTTCAGGATAAAGTCTACCTATATAATTTATCATATCAAAAATTAAATTAAAAAATTTTCTTAACAACGTCACTAATAACGAAGAATTAACTATTTTTGAAGTAGCTAAGCTTTGAAAAATTTGTAATTTCTGCACTATCTCACGAGGCATCCCCATCATAGCTACACCTAAAGAAACATCATAAATATTACTTTGTCTTTCATATCTGTGTGCATTTCTAAAGTCTACAAAACGTATTATTAACGAATATATGCGACACAATATTGTTAACCACGCTGACATTCCTTTAAATCCAAACATATCAGCCATTAAACACGAAAAATCAATAATAAAAGAATTCATATGTGGATTATTATAATTAGCACTAATAGCTCTAACAAATTCTATTTTATCCTTAAAAAATTGGTATATATCTCGACATGCTGTAATCAAAAATTGAGGGCTATAATTTTTTACATTAAATGTTTCTTTGGCCAATTTTGAACGCAAACTATAATATTTAACGCCATCTAGACATTTAATCTTTTTTACAAAAATCTTATGTGTATCAAAAAATTTTTTAGTTACTCTTACGCACTCATTATCCTTATTTATAATAAAATACTGTTTGGCGTAAGTGTTATCTTTTTGCATATTCTTATGATTATATGCACTTACTTGGTGCATTTTAAAATTGCAGTAAAACTCATCTTCGGAGTTATAATTATTTATTGCAGATTCTTCCACTGATTCATTACTATATTGAGAAAACATTTTTGTATAAGGGTATTTTATATAAAATACCAAACTTGCTGCCTTCAAGCTATATCAATTCTCCAAAAAACATCTAAAATAAATACGATTAAACTTTCTACAACTCTATGGCCTCTTTGTGTAAATTAAGTTCCCTGCTAGAACTTAATCCTCACTAGCTTCTTTTTCATAATGCTTTGTAATTGAGTTTACTTAAACAGTTATAACCCCATAAAAATGTTCACAGATCATGCTCAACTTAGATGTTATGTTTTAAATTACAAAACATTTATCTTTTTCAACTAGTAAAACAGATGTTCAGCTTAAGATTGGGAGTGGGATTAACCAATCTCCGATTAAGGCACAGTGTACCCTTAGATTTGTATAATCATATAACTTTCTTTAAGATAGTGTATAGTTTCATAGATTCATGATATAGTTAAATTTAACATGAAGTTTTAAATCATTTCGGATTCTGATTAACGATACATTTAACGGAAAGAGAAAGACTTTCACTTAGCCATAAGCAGCTACCTGTTTAATTTAAACGCTTAACTCGCTGACCTAGTATGTACAAATATACTTCTGCACGCCACGTACAGAAATATACTTACGAGTACAGAATTTTCTTAATCTTTCAAATGAAAGCGCATTACATCCCAAATAAATATATTTATCTGAAATGCTGACTCGTGATACAAGACTACTACCTGTATCACACATATTAATATCTTTCCTAATAAGATATTAAATGAAGAAAATTCTATAAAATTAATTAATTTAACGATTCTTCGTCAACGAGAATAAATAAAGTGTATATAATATACCTATTATTGAAATTGTAAATGTGGAATCGAAATACCACAATACAAAAGCGATAACAAAGCATATTAC